GCACATGTACTTTTTTCTATGATTATGTAGACCCACGAGAAATATATTTTGATCCAGACGACCAATCTGCTCGTATGGAAGATTCCCAGTTTGTCTGCCGCAGTTATTTTGTTAACGGAACGAAACTAAAAAAACGCTATCCTAAATATACCGAATATTTTGATAATTTAATTGGCAAGCCCGCTGGTACTAATTCCACAGGAGAGTTTGCAAGCGGTGGAGCGGGAGCAATTAGAGATGATTATATTCCTTATTCTGATTTAAATCATGGGGACGGATTAGAAGAGTTATGGGTACTTGGTAGGTCAGCACGTATTGTTGAAGTATATTATAAAAAGAACGTTAAATATTATGAGGTAATAGTTGCTTTCCCTCCTGAGACCCCTGATGGTGTTATTACTGAGCAATATTTTTCTACTTTTGATAAAGAAGTAGCAGAAACACGAGCAGTAGATGGCTCAAGTTTAAAAGAATTAGAGGGTACACAAATTTGGAAAGGTGTGTTTTGCGCTGATGTACTCCTAGAACATGGGCCTATTGATGGACAAATACCTAATCAAAAACATTTCCCCTTAATACCTTTATGTTTGAAGAGGAATTATTTAAGCATTCCTTACGGAGTAGTTGATGGGCTTATTCCTCTTTCTACATGTCTAAATTATGTATGGACTAAAACAATTCATGGTCTTAATTCAAAATACTTAATTATTGATGAGGATAACGTAAACCTTGAGAAAATGCGACCAATACTTAGAGGAGAGCTTAATAGACGTGATGGGATGATTTTTACTAAGAATCCTCATCAGGTACAATTAATTAACTCTGAAACATTATTGCCGTTTTTAGAGCGAACCCTAACTAGAATTGATCTGGAATTTGAACAAAGAACCCAGTTGTTTGATGAACTAAAAGGAGAACAAACAAACGCAGTAAGCGGTGTTGCTATTCAAGCAAGAGCTGTTAATGCTGCTAGAACTCAAAACCCTTTACATGCAACTTATGAGCATATGTTGTTTTCCGAGGGGCAATTAATTCTTGATACAATCAGAGGTATTAAAAATCTACAATATGCGTTTAATTACTACAAGAATAACAAATTTAATACTGGATATTTAAGCGATGAAATATCAACTATTAACTTTGAAATTTTTACTGATTTTGCGCCTAATTTTGCAAGTAGCCACGAAGAAGAAGCTGCTAAATTTGAAGCATTACTTAATAGTCCTAATCCTGCATTTATTCTATCAGAGCCTCTATTTTTGAAGAAGTTAGGTTTTTCCGAGTCTGATAGTTATGCGTTAAATGAAGCGTTTATTAAAATGATGCAGGGACAGGGTGGCCAAACAGAGGGGGAATTGGCGGAAGAAATCCCAAATAATCAACAAAATATAAAATAAATAGATATATGAGTGAAAATTTAAACAAAAATACTATAGATGATGCTTTTGCAAAAATCTTTCTAGGTGAGGTAAATAATGAAAATGGCAAATCAAAAGAACCTATTATAGAAGAAATCAAAGAAAAAGAGCCGATAAAAGTAGAGGTAGAAAATGAGCAAAAACAAGAAGACCGAGAAGAAGAGCCAGAAACTGGCGACAAGCAAGAAGAAAAACAACAAAAAGAGCTGTTAAAAGCTGATTTAAAAGTTGAATATGAATCATTAAAGAAGCAACTAAGTGATGCAAAATCTTGGGGGCATAAGAAGAATGCGGCCTTTATTAATGCTAAGAAGAAAGTATCTGAGTTTTTATCTAAGTTAAAAGAAGATGCCCTTATAAATGAAGATGAAGCTGTTATTGCGCTTAAAGCTTTTGATGATACGGCAATTACTTTAGAAGAATCAAGAGAAGAGGACAGCAAAGGTAATTCGTATGCAGACCTTAAAGCTAATCTTGATAAGGAGTTTAATATATTTAAAAAATATAATAAAGATTCGGAATTAGACGAAAAATATCAAGCTTTTTTTGGATTTTTTCCCTTATTACCTGCTGATGAACAGGAGAAAATAGTAAATTATATAACTAACGAAAATCCAGAAGTCGTAATTGATCATATAATTACGACTGGTTCTGATATTTACGAAACAGTTTTTAAAGGAGCAACTAAAAGCGGTGGTTTACTTCCGTTTATAAAATCCTTGCATGCTAAAATAGAAAAGCTGGAAAAGCGTAATAAGCAGCTTGAGAGTGAGGTTGACACGACTGAGGGAATAGTGCATAATAGGTCAATAAATTCTAAAGTTTCTAACCTTGCGAGTACGAAACAAGCTAAAAGCTTTGCTGATATTTGGCAAAATTAGAGACAATGGCATTTCTTCAAAAGGAAGAGAGGCATTTTATCATTTCTTATGATAATTTCTCCCTCTAATATAGCTTTTCTTTAAAAGATTTCTCCCGTTCTTGGAATTTAATTAATAAAATTTTAGGTTTTTACTTAAAGTTAATATTTTTTAACATTCAAAAAAGAAAGGTAATTTAAAATGGCGACATTGGATCGTAATAATTTATTTCAAACTCAGCTGTTTGAGAAAAATGTATTAATTCCTTATTTACAGGATTATAGAAATGTCACTAACTTTGCCCGTTTCATGGGTGGTAGTGATGCTGTTATTTATAACAAAATGGAAAGTAAAGGCGATGGTGATCGTATTATATTCCCACTTAGACAAACTTTTGATCCTGCTGTTGCAATTGGCAACGAGCAATTAGAGGGTAACGAACAAGAGTTAACTTATGTTAGCGATATGGTAGATGTTGGCAGAATAAGATTTGCAACATTGCTAACTGATGTTCAACTTACAAACTTACAAACTAAGTTTCAATTAGAGTCTGATGTTAGAGCTGATTTGCTTTCTCAAGCGGACGTGCTTAACACTAAAAGGATTCTACAGTCTTTTGCACTTGCTTTTGATGGTGGTGCTGCTGGTGTGAACCCGAGTTTAAATCAACAATTCAGTTATTCAGATTTAAGAGCTAGAATACTCGCTTCTCGTCTTGATCAAGCCGTTGGTGGTATTTCAAGAGCTAGAATATTGATTGGTGATCCAAACCTTGTAGGCGGTAACGCTAGAACTACTTATGCTGATCTTGCAACTGCTTTACTTGTTGGAAATTTCCCAGTCGCTACTAATACAATGAACGTATCACATATACGTCAATTGTTTAACCAAGCTGCAACTGGTCAGAGTTTACCAATTACCAACGCTGCTTACACAGTGAAAGAATCTTCAGTTAGACCTTATAAATACAAAACTCATTTAGGTTTTGAGGATAAACGTTATGTACTCTTTATTGCTCCTGAGACTTATAATAAGCTAGCTGCTGACCCAGTATGGCAAGCTCAAGTAAACAGAGGTGTAATTGAGAATCAAGATCAACCATCAATTCTTTATGGTTCTATGTACAAAGGAACTATTGAGGGTGTAATGGTGATTGTTATTCCAGAACTTAGCAATTTCCTTATTACTAATGCTGCTAATAACATCTACGCTTATTCTCTTTTCTGTGGTGCTGCTGCTGTTGGTTTTGGTATGGGTCAAACTCCAACTTTTACTTTCAGAAGTTCTACAGACTACGAATTATATAAAGGTCTTGCTCATAATGAAATAAGCGGACTTAAATTGCTTAAATATCCATCCAAGGTTAGAGGTGTTAGAGGAAACAATAACAATCTAGTTGAGTATGGTTTAGTGCATTCATTTACAACCATATCTTAAAGAGGTTAATCATGTTTATATTAAATAGATACAATATTACTACTCCTGCTGCTGCCGCTGCTGTCGGTGCAGTTAACAACGTAAACCCAAACGTAATAACTGGAGCTACTGGTAATAGTGCTGGTGCTGATAGCGTTACGCCAATTGTTGCTAATGCTGAATATGCCGATCAGGTTATTAGTAAATTAGTTGCAATTAGTATTCCTGGTGGTGGAGCTTTATCAGCTGGTGTTAACAACTACCTTACTGTTGATTTAGTAAAACTTGGTATTTCAGGAACTCGTCCAGTACTTGCTGCTCTCTTGCTTGGTGTTTATAACCCAGCTTCTACTGAACAAGTAGGTGCTGGTGCTACCCCATCATTTATTGGAGTCTGGGATAAAACTGATGCTAACGTCAATTCTTTATCAGTTGTTAATTCAAAACTGATTTTAAGAATTCCTACTGCTCAAATAGCCTTATTTTTAGGTAAAACTGCGATGGTACAATTATTCTACAGTACTGCTGCTGGTGAATAACAGAGCATAAATAAAGGAGGTTTTTACCTCCTTTATATCCTTTTTGAGGTATTATGAACGTAACGGAATTAATAGAACTGACAAATCGCTTAAGTACTGATAAGAGCGAACTAACGCCTAAAGAAAGAGCCGCCTATTTGCAATACTTGAATATGGCAAATGATGAGCTTTACGAAATAGCGTCGTCTGGTCTAAGTTCAATACTAGTAAATCAAGTTGTATATTTTAAATCTTATGGAACATTTAAGGATACTGGTGTATTTGCATTGCCAAATGATTTATTTAAAATAGATGGTGTTTCTGTTGATCAAGTACCTTTAAAAAAGAGAAATTTTGTTACTGCAACTACTGTTATTGCACCTGATGAATACATCCCTTATAGAAATTTGATATTGTCTAATGTAGGTAGTTCCGCCTTAAAATATCCAACCGCTATTGATCCAATAGACAACGTAACTAAAAAATATTTATACATAACTTATTATCCTAATCCAAAAAGGTTAGTAGAAAACATTAACGATGCTAACCTTGAGACTGATACTCCTGTTTATCCTCTTCCATATCATATATTTCTAGTCCACGGGGCTTTATATTATTTCTATTTTAGCAATAAAGTCTTTATGGATAAAATGGCTTATATAAGGAATGTATGGGAAAAAGATAAGGAAACGTTAGCTAAATTTAAAAATTATGGTTTATAATGTTTAATCATCACCCACAAACATTACCAGTTCCGTTTCCATTTAAGGGTATTAATACCAATACTAAGGATGATATTAGCTACGGCCGATTTATTCAGAATATATTAGTTAGCGATAATAAAACTGGTGCGCTGCGATATGGTACAAATTTAACTGCTAGCTTTGCTTTTGATGATGCTGCTTATTGGCGAGAAGTTATAGCAGTTATGCCGTTCTTAAGAGATAATGGAACATCTGAGAAACTGGTTTATGTCAGGTATCTTGATCAATCAAGCATAACTCATCAAAATATCACAATTGCCCAGCATCCCGATTTAGCTGGATGGTGTAGAGCAACACTTGTTCTTGCCAATTTCCAAGAAGAATATAGAGCCTTTTTAAGAAACTCTATTAATGATGGAATACGTATTTATTTTAAACAGGAAATAGGAGTGGAAACTGAAATTAATGTTGTAACTTCTACTGATCAACTAATAGTGTTTGATTTCCCTGTCCTAAGAAATAATATTACTAATCCTTTTCAAGTTTATATTGAAAGAGCATTAATTGCTAGAATTACACCGAATAATAATTATGAAATTATAACTGATCAAGTAGACCCGCTTGTTATCGTTTCATACGTAAACTTTCAAGGTAAATTATTAATTGCCAATGGAGTTGATCCAGTAAAAGTATATGATGGTAATCAGTTAGTAGGTTTAAAAGCCCCTGTTCCTATTCCAAATGTTACTCCGATTACTAGGAATGGATATAATTTAACTTTTTCTATTCCACAAACTTATCTAGCAACCTTTCAAGCTGATATTAAGATAGGTGATCAGCTTACTTTATTTTGGCAAGACGGGGGAAGTATAGATTTTTTAGTCCAAAACCTAATTTATAACGTTCCTGCTAATAATCAAGTTGTAGTAACAATAACAACTAATTTTCAACCTGGAGCAAATATTAGAAAAATAATATATCAAAAACTATGTCCATCATTTAGTTATCTAGCTGTTGTGCATAAAAGATTATGGGCGGTAGCAGGAGGTAGAACATACAAAGATAAATTCAGATCACCACTTTTGGCAATGAGAGCTTATTACGCCGCTAAAACAGAAAGTATTTATGATTGGTTTAACCCGCAAACCAATGAAATTGATTTTATTAACTTAAGTAACAATTCAAGTGTTCCCGATAATTTGGAAGCAATAACAA